CCAAACACGCCATCAACATGAACCATTCGTTTTCCATTGGAACCTAACCAATGATTTAGTTGCCGCTGAAGTTGAACAATCGCAACTCCGGTATCGAACAGTTCAAGTGCAGCCGTAATGTCTGTTCTATTTCCTCCAAGCACACCATCAGCATCGAGCTTTAGATAATGTTTGTAATCAAAGACTGGGCACGATTTGTTTGATACTTCACAATGCCCATGAAAGGTAACATTGCCGTTGTGTGCGTGATTGATCTCGTAACACAAGTGAATCAATGAATCGAGCTGAACTAAACGAAAGTCTGTCTGTCGTAATCCTGCCAAACAAATCGCAACTGATCCTGTGTTGTGCCCCTTCTGTGCTGCTGGCTTCTTTTCAATGTCTCGACCATGCCATATCTTTCCTTCAAAGTCAATGAAGTAGTGATAGCCGATCTCATCGAATCCTCTCTTACGATGCCACATATCAATCACATCAACACGAGCATGTTCAGGAAGGCCCGAAGCAGAGCAATGAAGAAATACCTTGTTGATGATTCGCGTCTCTGGTTTTCGATAAAGCGGTGTTGTCGTCGGCGGCCGCCCATCCATAATCATATCAGTTTACTCCTGTAGAACCAAATCCTCCCGCCCGAGTTGTCTTCCGCGCAGGAGGTTCCATGATCTCTTGAGGATACGCAATGTAATTTTCGACAAGCTCAGCCTGACATACACGCTCTCCATGATTAACGGTAAACTGATGATGCCCAAGATTGATGATAGGAATCTTCACCTCTTCCACATAATCAGAGTCAATCACACCCTCTGCGTTGATAAGTGTGATGCCGTTCTTAATAGACAATCCCGACCGAGGATGAAGCCGAATGCTATACCCGTCGGGAATGTCAAAAATGAGCCCGGTGCGAATTAAAAGTCTCTGCCCTGGATCAATGATGTAAGAACCATTCGGACAATATGCTCTAATATCAACACAGGCTGAACCAGCGGTTGCGAGCGAGGGATGCTCGACTTCATCAAACATTCTATAATAACGCACTATCACTCCTCAAGGTTATTCATTGCATTTCTCACTTCAACGGCCATTAGACTCATTGCCCATTTACCGTTACGAGTATTCGGAACTTCCAACTCCTCTGCTGCCTCGACTGCAAACTTCCGGCCGCGAACACGAGAGAAGAACTGTCCTTTCGCATCTCCAAACACAGGCTTTCCGACAACGTGCTTCTGATTGTAGTCAGGAAAGGCGTTGCTGCGCTTCGACGTTCCGTATAGGTATCCCTTCTTACCGAAGGGAACGCTCAGGATACTATCCTGATCGTATAGACGACCGAGCTTGATAAGATCGCGCTCAAGCTCTCCGCCATCATCACCATCAACCTTGTGATTGGCTACAAAGAATGACTCTTCTCCGACTTCGCGCTCGTCTTCACTTCCGAAATTCTCCATGTAGCTACCCTTCACCTTGATGACCGAGTAACCTTTGTCGAGAAGATAGGCTAAAACTTTCTTGTTATTGGCCTTGTTCTCGGCCCTGGATCTACCACCACGCTCAGCCGTTACTGCGCCAACAGCATACTTTTGCGTTTTCTGATAAATTCGGGTAAGACTTGCTTCAAGTAGAGTTTTCATTTCTATCATTTCCTATCGTATACTTAGACACGAGATTCCATTGTGCTTTTTCTCGATGTGGCACAATCTTGATGCTTCTCATTGAGAGCTTTTCATCAACATCATCGACTAAATCGACCAATCCCCACTCTGCGAGCAACGCAGCGATTGTATTTCGCCTTTGTGCATCCTCATCCGTGAAGTTCGTTCGACCACTTTTGCCATCGAGAATAAACAATTCCTTGAAATGTAGTATAGCATATCTTCCACGCTTATGTAATATATGACAGGATTGACTCAGTGTCATATTTTGCTTGGATGCTATACCAATTCTTGTAAGGGTTTCTTTGACCTTCAGGAAGTTTTCATCATTCGGTAACGTAACTTCAACACCCAGTCCATTGAAAATATCATCATCTGCCATTTTGTCACTCCTTCCTCGGAGTGACTATTTAGCGAATCTTACCCTTACCGCCAGTGTTGAGTTTCTGACGCAACTCTGACATTTGCTCTGGTGTGAGCAAATCGGCAACTTCCATTGCACGCTGCGAGGAATACCCATACACCTGCTGAATGACCTTCACATCGTCCTCAATGTTCGCTTTGTGCCATCGACTAAATCGGCTCTTCTGACGAACGGCTGTTCGTAGATAATCGAACTGGAGCTTATGGTCGATCCAATGTCTTCGGTTCATCTCATTTGCGAACAATACGGTATCCGAGAAGTAACTCAGAGTCCGATTGATCGGAAACGGAGGATACTCTTTTTCCGCAAACTCGTCTTCGTCCATCAACGGCTGCTTGCTCTTATTGATGGAGGTGAGAAAATCACCCAACTTCATCTATTCGTCTCCATGTGCCATGTAGAAACTCGTGGGCAGACATATGATCGTGAATGATCGGAATGTTGTGGTCTTGGGCAAACTCAAACTCAATTTGAGTGCCTGTTCCCTTCTCCCAGCCCGGTGCTAAGAATAGCATATCTGAACGAGAAATCAACACCAGATCCTTGCCAATACAGTCCTCATACTTCATTAACCCACGATCATACGCCCACATATCCATCTCCAGCGGGCATATAACTGCCCACCCGAGATTGGTAAACACAGCAGAGTGATACCGGAGGAGGTCGCGATTCTTTTTTTGATCCTCCTCCGGTAACTTACCACCATCACTAAATCTTCCACCAACATAGATTAGCGGCATTTGCTTGATGCGTTCATCGTAGAACGATTTGTTGTAAATGTCACTCATTACAGCCCCAAGTGTTTGACCATGTGGCATGTTTGATGAAGCATTTCACAATTAGATTCCACAGTATCTCCACCCACAACAACCGGAATGATGTGATGTGCGTGCGATTCGTCCAAGGTTAGCGGCTTCTCGCACCCAGAGCATACATTTCCCTGATTACGCAATACTCGCATTTTCACTGCTCGGGTAAAGAATCGCTTCTGCCCCTTATTTACCAGATTAATTCCGCATACCTTATGATCGAAATTGTTGTAGTTTTCCGAAAAATACTCCCTTAGAATGTCATTCTTGAGCTTCCACTCTTCTTCATTCTTTCTTCCGCAGGCCTTTGTATATGCAAAATATTTCGTATCCTCTTCAGGATTTTCGCGCATATATTCGTGCGCTTCAATGAAGCTCGAAGCGAACAATCCATAATCTTTAATCAGCTTTCCGATCTTCTTTTCCTGCCAATTCTCAATCCCCAACATGAACATCGCAATGCCTTCGATCATAATAGGAGTGGTGAAATCCTTACGACCCTTTGGTGCGGCTCGCAATACCTTATTCAATTCATCCAAAAAATCATAATACTCTGTCAAAATTTTCTTAGACAACCCATCTTCACGATTCTGAATCATCTGCCAATATCCAGGCCCATCATTCTTACTGCGAAGAAGTCGAAGCACTCCTTGATCATTCATGGACATGCTATACGCTGAATAGATACTAGAATCATTATTCGGATCATTCTTCTTACAAAAAACCATAAACATCTTTGATGCAAAGTCAATCCGATTTTTGAGACTGGCTGTGTGGTACCATTCTCCTCTTTCAAAATCAGCCCACAACGGGTGTCTCTGTTTTCGCTTCAATGGAAGCTCATCAAAGATTTCAGGAATCTTATACTCATCCTCACCCTCCCACCGTTCTCCGAGCCCAGTGGTTATACGAATGATGTTCATAGCATCGTTCATATAAGCATTCATCACTTCATATACACTAAGGGGGATTCCCGAATTTAATTGACGGAATAGTCTGGCGCGCTCTTCTGCTGTAGCATTGAAATAGACATATATGTGCAATTCATATTCCAACAAATTCTTTCTATCGGATAGAGACAGATCACGAAAATATACAGTCTTACCCTCCCATTCAATAGAAACTCTATTTTGAACAAACTCGATGAGATGAGTTCTGCGATGGTTCGCATCCTCAATCCAATACTTTCCCCTTTGTCCTCGATATTTCCCGGTCTTTCCCGTTTGTTCGCGATACTTATCTACAAGATGGAACGGTCCAATGGGTTCTCCTATTAGAACTGATCTAAGAATAGGCTCACGCAGTTTTAACTTTGCAGCCGTATCACAATATGCACGCTGATTTAGAGAAGGCTCAACATTCCATGCAGTAAGTGGATCGCCCATGAATTCACCAACCGTAATTGTAATCAGCTTCCAATCTCCTCGTCCCAAACCCATATTAAAGAATCCTTTCAAACAAATGGTCATACACAAAAAGTGTGTAGTCATGCTGTAAGCCTAGCTTACGTTGATTTTTTACGTTACCTGTTTTTGTTTTTTGTGAGTGCAGTTCCGCCATCAACTCACCAAGTGCAAAGACTGCCTGTTGGGTATCACATCCAGCCACTCTTTCTGTGATATAGTCTCGCATCTTATTATCGAGCCATTCCCATTCAGTTTTCGTCATTGGATCGTCGAACTGAGATTTGACTGGCCACTTTACATATTTCAATGCACCCATCATCCCCTCACTTGAACTTAGCGTCCACCATTAGTTCGGTTAAACAGGCTACAAGATTCAACTCACCATCTGCACAGAAGGCGTGCTTGTAACTGTAGTCCGCTAACGTAACCACAGTCTGCGGAATGCTTTCCGGTTCGATATATTCATACAATGAATCATAAATCTTACGGAAGATTCGCGTCGGGTCATTGTCGATGTTTTCAACAACCCACTTTCGCATGGACTTGAAGTCCTTCTCACGCAGGGCTCCCATCAGCGTCTTGATAGAAACATCAGCAACTTGTACCAGAATACCAGTATCAATTTTCCCACTGACTGAATATCGTTGAAGCTCATTGATTACTCGCCTGAAATCAGGGAAGTGCTTCTTGATAAGCTCCGCGATAACTCTGCGGTCGAAGTCGATCCCCTCGCTGGTCAGAACATGCTCCATGCGAGCCATAAACTGGCTTGCAATCTGAGGCTTGTCTGCATTGTTGATACGAAAGTCGATCACGCTACAGCGAGAGTGAATGGGATCAATAATTCGATTCTTGTAGTTACAAGTGAAAACGAATCCGCAGTTTCCAGAGAACTCCTCGATGAACCCACGAAGTGCAGGCTGCGTCGAGGAAGGATTAAGATAGTCGGCCTCATCGAGGATGACCATCTTTCTCGCGCCACTGAAACTTACCGTAGAGGCAAACTGCTTGATCTTCGTTCGTAGAACATCAATCCCGCTTTCCTCTGACCCATTGATGATGATGTAGTCCGCACCAATCTGCTCGCACAAAGCACGAGCTACTGTCGTCTTGCCAGTTCCAGCAGAACCAGCCAGCAGAAGATTAGGAATATCCCCAGCCTTGAGGAATTCATCGAAAGTGGCTTTGATACTTGACGGTAGGATACATTCATCAATCGTTTTGGGTCTATACTTTTCGACCCAAAGGAACTCTTCATTGTTCAAACTCATTTAGTAGTTGATCCTGTTTATTTAGTTGAACTTTGAGTCAGCCTGCTCTACTGCAACAAAATAACGCGCAGTATTTCCAACAAACTCAGAGATTCCGTTGGTTGCAATGCTCACAACGTAATCATCCTGAATGATCTTCAGATTGTCGAGCTTGAAGACCATCGAAAACGAGTTGCCGGGAGAAGTAACAACCTCGTCGTCCTGAAGTGCAACAGCGATCTGGTTTGATGTGCTGTTCTTTACATCGGTTGCGCGAAGCTCCACGTCTCCTTGTTCATCTCCCGCAATGACGATGTTGGGAAGCCCAAGCACATTCGCTGCCTTGAGAGCCTTCTGGAGATTTTCCTTCTTGATGACAACCTTGATGGCAGGATCAATCGTCAACTCACGATCAGGAACGGTTACGATTGTATTCGGATCAGCATAGACATACCTGACCTTGCTGTTACCATCGGTAATGACAGCATATCCATCCTCAAACACAACGTCAGGATCATTGAACAGAGAAAGAGTGCCAAGGAACTGGCTCAGATCATAAACGCAAAAGTCATCGAATGTCTCAGAGACAACTGCGCTCGCGAGCAAAGCCTTACCGGGAGAAATGGTTCGCAGAATATTTCCAGCCTTGACCTGAAGCCCGTTGTTGATCGAGGCAAAATTCTGGAGAATGGAAATGGTTTCACTTGAAATCTTCATTATGTATTTTCCTTATCAGAGACTCTACGAGTCGTTCTTGTATAGTATAGTTACTAAAGCACAAATGTCAACTGATCGTCCGAAGATGGCACATTATCATCATCGAAATACATCAGCAGAATGGTATAGTGGAGAGCCTTGAGCAGATCCTTGCGATTCTTGCCTCCCTTCTTACCCCAGCGCGAAAGATACTTGATCGCGTTAGCCTGACAGAACGGAACAGCGATGCCGATCGAATGAAACAACTCCTGAATCTGAAGTGCTTCCTTGCCACCTGCACCGCCAACGTAATGTTGCCCATAGGTAGATTCGATATACTCGCGAAGCTCCTGCATCAACTCGTCTTCACGAAACTTGAAATCACTCATCTGGAAAATATTCCTCCATTGTCACAAAACGCATAGGAACTTTCAATTCCTCACACGCCTTTTCATTATGAACCCACACCTTCTGTTGGTGCGTAACAAACAAGTGCGGCCGCAACTGCTCAATCTCATAACCAACACTCAGGTCATCCGGCTCAATGTCCGTAAATGGAGCGTATCGAAAATCTGCTCCGTGATTAGTAACAAGAACCGAATCCACACAATCGAGTGCTTCAAGCTGTTTGATTCGAGCATTGACACGATTGCCTCGATTGGTAACTCCCATATCAACTCGACGATCGTTGTATAGAATAACAACGAGGTCATCCCCAAGCTCACTGACATAGTTTAGAAACTTGACATCAAGATCCGTGAGCCAGTCAAACTTTCCTGCTGTCGCTATCGTCTTATGCAGAATCATTCGACTTCTTTGCCTTACGCTCTTCACGACGCTTCCGAGCAGCTTCTCGTCTCCGTGCTGCTCGTGACGCAAGCCCTTCAGCCCGTTCAGGCGATACAGCAGGAGGCGGAGTCAAAGGGTTCACCTTGTTCGGCAAAGGTTGCCCAACCATTCCTCCGTGCGTCGCATTTGGAACCGCACTAATCGCAGGAAGGTTTCCATTGAACCCGTAAGCACCCTGATGCGACATCACCATCCACGGGCACATCCAAATCTTCAACCCGATCTTTCGCGACCACTGACAGAACATATAGTCTTCGGAGAGGTAGCGGTTGTGTTCATCCTCGATAACGGTATCGAAGTAGCACATGATCTTTCGCGTGCCATCGAAGTGCGCGGATCGGTTGTGGTCAGGAGTATACTGAAGCTCAGGATATGCTTCATTCCACTTCTCAAACACATGCCTCTGAATCATCATAAAGCCAGTTCCACCTTCAAGCACTTCAACTGGAGTGCCCAGGTCGATCTTGTCTCCACCCTCGACGGGATTGAACACGAAGTCGCCGACGATATTCTCAAGCCATTGTGCGCCATGTTGGTCGGTCAGCCCAGACTTGACAGCAGCAACTACGCGCTCCCATGCAATGCACTTCTTCGGGTACGGACCACACACAATGTCATAGTCAGATCCGGGTTCCGCAATAGCAGCCAGAGCCAGAACATCCTGAGCAGCAAATCCAATGTCTGAATCAAGAAACATCAAGTGCGTACAGTCTGATCGAAGAAACTCATCGACCAAATAGTTACGCGCACGAGTAATCAAGCTCTCATTGAACAGGTAAAAGAACCGAACATCCATGCCATACTTGGCAGCTTGAGTGGCTAGGTCAGTCGAAGACTTTGCATACATGCCATGACATTGACCACCATACATCGGAGTCGCAACAAAAATCTTTCTCGTTCGCAACTCTTCAATCGAAATTTCCTTCTTCATTCAATCCTCCATAATAAAAAGGGCTCCTAGTATATAGCACACTAGAAGCCGCAAGTCACATGCCATTTCAAGTTGGCATCATAATTTTTAGATAGACGTTCTCCATCAGAATCTCTCGCACATGAAAACGAATGAGGTCGATGCCGTCGGGGGCTGTGCCGTAGTCGCTTGATAGTTCAGGTATCCTGTCCGCAATGTCTTTCGCAGCTTCAATAAGAAGCTGTTCCAGATTGTCACTCAAATCCTCTATATGGTCGGGATCACCATCAGTCACCGTACAGGCGATTGAATTATTGGCAGCCATATATTCCTCCTATGAATGAAGAGTTATTTAGACATAGAGGTTGGGGCCCAAGATCGAGAAGGTGCTTTTCGCCCTTCCTTATCCTTTTTGGGCGTGATGAATGTGTTCGTTTCGTAGTTCCAGATCCACTCTTCGACTGGTTCGGATTCAAACGGAACACCCAAAGCGTTCGACGCCCTCGAAAAATCAGGATGATCATGGGACAGATCCCTGCTCCAACGGAACCATAGCAAGGTAAAGACATTAGGCAGCGATTCCTTGCGCTGGCGAACCGATACTAACCAGAACTTGTCCGGGTCAACGCGGTAGAACTCTTCCCACCCCGCCCTGTCCCTAATCTTCGACCAGTCAACGTCACGGTTCACGAACATTACCGCATATGGCGATTGATCATAGTCGTTTGATATTAGACGAACGCCAAGTTCAGTGAACTCATCATAATATTCCAATCGCTGCGACTCCGCGTCGATCGGCGGCGAACTAAAGCCCTTTGCGAACGCCCGG